ACAACTTTCCGCATGGAAGATTACAAAGGTAATGGTACCCCTCTCGTTTTGAAAACGGGTGTCGTAAAAGGCATGTTAGTTCGAGTCTAACATCTTCCGCAAATTTTAGTTCTTTCACCTTTAATACCTAAAGTTATGGCAAAGTCAAAGCATCACAGGAAGTGCAAGTCCAATGGTGGGACCCGTACCAAGAGAAACATCTCTAATGTGAAACAAACTTTACACCAAGCATTTCATAATCTCTTTTTAAATAAAGATACTTATGGAATTGCACAAATATTAAACGACACCTGGATTGACCCTGATTACATTCTCATTGTAAAAAGGAGATATTCATAATACTATCAAAGTCTTCTTCGGAAGGCTTTTTTAGTTATCTTAGCGAAGCGGGGAGTTATCCACAGGTAAGTACTTGACAAATGTGTTACAATATGCTATAATAGAAGTATGAAAAAATTAAAAGATAATAAGAATGAGTTTATAATCGTTCGTGTAACGATTGCCGAAAAACAGGAAGCAATAAAAGCTGCCAAAGATTCGAAAAATTTATCAACCTGGGCTAGACGTAAGTTAGGATTTTCAAATGCAAAATAAAAGAAAACCTCTTTCTGTTGAACATAAAAAGAAAATAAGTAAATCAAGTATAGGAAGAATTGCTTGGAATAAAGGTAAAAAAGGTTACAAAGTTAATGTAAGTCCTGAAGGTAAAGCTAAAATGCTTAAAGCTCATAAGGGTATAAAACTATCACAGAAGACAAAAGATAAAATAAGTAAAGCTAGATTAACTAGAAAAATGCCATCTCAATTAGGTGAATTAAATCCAAATTGGAAAGGAGGAATAACTCCAGAGAACATTAAAATAAGACAATCAATAGAATCAAAACTTTGGAGAAAATCATGTATGGAAAGAGATAATTTTACTTGCCAAATAACCAAAGAACATGGAGGTAAATTAGTAGTTCATCATATTAATAATTTTGCAGATTTTCCTGAATTAAGATTAGATATTTCAAACGGGATTACTTTATCTTATGAAATTCATAGAATATTTCATACTAAATATGGAATAAGAAATAATACCAGAGAGCAATTAAAAGAATTTATTAAAAATTACAAATGATTAAACTATCCTTCCCAATCTATTATGTCCAAGAATTTAAAACTAAGCCTAGTAAAACGTTTCTTGTTGGACTTAATTGGTATCGTAATGCTCATCACATGCTATCTAATAAAGTGAAAGCACATTACCATGAACTTGTTAAACAACAAATAGGAGATAAGAAATTTAAGAAAGTTTTTATTTACTATTACGTTTATGCAGGAAGAAGAGGTACTGACGGACATAATATTAGAGCAGTAATGGAGAAGTTTATATGCGATGGATTAGTAGAGTGTGGTGCCTTAGAAGATGATTCAATAGAGTTTTTAATAGGAGATTCCAGTACCTATTTTATAGACAAAGAGAATCCAAGAATAGATATTATTATTAAAGAAAGCGAATAAAAATTATGTTTAAAAATAAAAAGAAATTAGAAAATACCAGTACAACATCCAAAACTTTTAACTACAAAAATGGTGAAGTAGTTCTTAATTTTACTTTAAGGACTGATGAGAAAACTCAATTAAAAGATTTTTTGGTAATTCTAAAATCTGCAATTACTGAAGTTGAACAAGAAATAGAAAAATAGTTATGGCTAAGAAACAACAAAAACTTTATATCGTTCGAAAATATATAATGGCTACCTCCGTTAAAGATGCTATTAAAAAAGATAAGAATGAACAAGTGGATGACTGTTGGCTCGATGATGATTACAAGAAACAATTAACATCTGCGATGGGGTTTGCACACTATCCTAGAGAAGAAGATTAACATGAATGAAATAAAAAAAGCATTTGAATTATATCAATCTAAATTTCCTAATACAGGAGACTATATTTGTCTCTGTGAAGTAATCAATAAGAGAGGATATAGTGATGCGATAATAAAGAAGGCATTTAAGAAATTTGTACTCGATACACCTCCAGTAGGTAAAAGAGAGACAAAAGAATACGTGGATTACTTAATTGGGAAGACAAAAAAGATATGAAGAAATTATCCGAAAAGAAAATAAAAGAATTAAATGATATTCATGGTGTAACATATAAAAAATATAAATACACTAAAATAGAATTAGATTTAATTAAATCACTTGAACCTTATGGAGTTACACTTGATGAATATTTTGATATACTTGAAGCACAGAATAATGTTTGTGCTATTTGTCATGGTATAGATGAGTACAAAAGATTATCAATAGACCATAATCATGAAACTGGTAAAATGAGAGGTCTACTTTGTGGTAAATGTAATTTTGGAATTGGAAATTTAAGAGAAAGTAGAGAAAACCTTGAAAATGCCATTTTATATCTTGAGAAATATAAAAGTCTGAAATAAATTTTCGATTATAAGGATATAATCAACAAAAAACACTCGTAATGGGTGTTTTTTGCTCTATATTGAAATAGATGGTGTATAATAGCTCTAAAGCTTATTTAACTCTGCATTAGTCTTTTTACCTACGATTCCGTCAGGTACAAGATTATGTAAACCTTGGAAGTGTTTGACTGCTGTCTTTGTTTTTAATCCAAATATTCCGTCAACGGTTAGATTCAATTTTGTTTGTAACATCTTAACATCTAATCCTTTACTTCCCATCTTTAATGTTTTAGTAAATATGAATTTAACATCCTCAAGTGAAGTAATGTATCCAGCATAAAATACTCTGTTCTTAATAAAAGATTCTGTAAGTATTCTTACTCCTCCTTTACCATAAGTAGGTCCCCATGAGTCTTCAATCATGATTGCTTTTTCTCCTTTATATAAACAGTAACGTGTACCAGCAATTCCATGACCTACTTCTCTCTTTGAATCAGCATGAAGAGTAGGAACATCTGTCCATTCATCGTAATCAAATCTAGCTCCAAGTAATACTCCATAACCTTGTTCTATAACTTTAGCGATTTCATCAATACCTCCTACAATTTGGAAGTAAGCTTTTCCTTTAAATTTAGAAGCTTGTTCTACACATGCTTTTAATTCAGCTTTATCATTCATAAATGATTCACCTTTATTATCGCAAGGCATGAATGCTTCTGGACATGAACCGTGTTTAACAGCAATGTCTAGAGCATTAGGTAGCCACATCCCGCCATCAGGATAATTTTCTCTACGAGTATAAATAAATTTAGGACATAGGCGTGTGTAATCTTTTCCTTCTTTTATTTCATGCATAGCAAGTATCTTAGAAACAGCTTGAGCTACACATGAAGAAGAACCATCTTGATTTTGAATAATCAAAGGTTTGAAATCTTCTTCGTTATATTCTTTCCAGTCTAGTTTAATATCACCCATTGCTAGGTCAGATGTTTTATAATCTTGTCCTTTTGCAAATAGACTTCTTGGGTCCTCTACGATACCATTGTAATTTTTATCTATCATATTATTTACGAGGAATACGTTCCTCAATTATTGTTGATAATTTTTCTACAGTTAAACCTAATGATGAAGTTGATTCAATTAGTTTGTCTACTTTAACGTCAACTGTGTGGGTGTGGTTAGAAGCCAATAAGAAAGCTGACTCAAGTCTTTTTCCAAAGTCTTCAAATTTTCTTTCGGTAGTATCCATATACCATTGAAATTGTTTTTCTAGAACTGAAGCTTTATTTTCTACTTCTTTTTGTGAAAGTAAAGTAGCTTTATCTTTAACTTCTTCTTCTATTTGTATTTGTTTCTTTTCGGCACTTATTTGAGGATTCTTAAAGTAAAAGTATACAACGAAAATCATTCCGATGAAACTGATTGCAGAACCTATTAAACTGACTATATCCATTGTATCCATTTGTTTGTAATGATTAATTAATAATTAGAACCATAGTAATATTCTCCACATTTCTTGACCTGATTGTCTCATGATATATAAATATTTAAGACCATCAACTGTTTGTATAATTTCCATACGATTACCTGATACTGCTGTAGACATACCATAAGGTATTGTTGAAGCGTTTACTATTGTATTTGTTGGTAAATCGTAATAAACTAATCTTCCTGAAACTCCTCCTAATACTGTTGAAAGACAAATATAAATTCTATCTGCTCCATCATAAACATACATAGCACCTGTAGTGTTAGTTTCAAATTGTGGGAAGTAAGACATCTTCTCCCATTTTTCTGTAGTAATGTCATAACGTTCCATTTCAACTGTTCCAGTTCCTACGAATGAGTAAAGATATTTATGGTTAAGAGTTGTATCAGAACATCCAGTTACGTTATCTATATGTATTCCGTTTGCTTTTGGTGAAGCATCTAGAATAGCATAAGCTGTTGAAGCATCTGGAGCTATACCTGCTGCTGTAGTAATTGTGTTAAATGTATTTGAAGTAATTATGTATTCATTACCTTGTGAAGTACCTGAAAGAAAACGTAGTCTTTTACCTACCCATGCGTTAGTATCCCAGTTCTTAGTATTATCTTGCATTACTGTTGTAGAACCGATTGCTGTGATTACTGGAGTAACTGTTAGTCCTACACCTGTTCCTGTAATTGGAGTTGTTGCTGTAGCTACTGCTGTATATCCTGATGTACCTCCATCTACTAGACGAACTACTGATGGAATACCTCCTGCTACAACCATAACTTGTATGACTGCTGTACCTCCTGTAACTGAAAGTAAATCTCCTACTGCATATCCTGTTCCTGCTACTGTTGGAGCTGCTGGAATTGTTGAGATACCTCCTGCACCTGCTACCATTCCAAAGGCATCCATTATTACGTAACGAGTTGTTGTATCTACTGTAAATGCTTGTGTTGCAAATGTTAGTGTTGTTGATGTATTTGAAATGATTGTAATTTCTGCACCTGCTCCAGTACCTTCTATAATTCTAACTTTTCTACCTACTACTTTAGCCCATGAGTTTGTTTCCCAGTTCTTTGTAGAATCTACAAGTGTAGTTGTTGAACCACCTGTTGCAAATCCATCTGAACCTCCTCCGATTCTTCCGTTATTACTTATTCCTGTACCATAAGCTTTAATATCATGAATGATATATCTTGCAGTTCCGTTTACTGGTGCTGTTGCTGCTAATGTCCAAGTAAGTGTTGTTGCTGTATTTGAAATAATTCTACGTGTTTGTCCTACTGAAAGTAAGGCATTTGTTGAAAGTTGAACAAGTTTTCCAACATGTTCATTTACAGTCCAGTTTTTTGTACAATCTACTAATACTGTTGTTGCTTGTGAGAAAGGTATAGTTGCTGTTGCTGCTCCTGGGTCACCTACTGAACAATAGTAAGTTGTTAGGTTTGTAGCAGATACTCCGATAACTGTATAAGTACCATTGAATTTAGCTGCACCTATTCCTGTAGCTCCACTAAATGTAACTGATTCTCCTATTTTAAAGTTTACTGGAACAACTGATATTGCAGCTTCTATGAAATCAATATCACCTGCTGCTAATGTAATAGTACAACCAACACCTCCTGCTGGTGCTACTGTTGTTGCTTTAACACCTGCTGTTGCACCTGTACCTGGAGTTAATAATTCTGTTGAAGTAACTGCTCCAATAGCATCTACTCCTGTAACTCTTAATGTTGCTGTAACACCTGTAACTGAAAGAATATCATTTATTTGATAGTTAGCTCCTCCTGTTGTAATTGCTCCAGGAAGTTTCATTCCTGTTGCTGTACGAGTAATAGAAGTTAAAGCATAAGGTTTATCACCTCCTCTTCTAGCGGCTAAGTTATTAGCTTGTCCATCATCGAAAATTCTTCCTGGACTCCATTGGTCTTTATCTTGTGAGTATTGAAGTAAGTCAGCATAGTTTCCTCCTACTAGGAATATTTTATCAGCATCTCTCCATACTTCATATTTTGAAGTAGCATCTGGTATAACAGACCAGTCAGATGAGAAGTAAAAGATATTTGTTTTATTTGAAGATATTTCTTTTGTTTGTCCAATACCAGTTCCTCCAACAATACGAAGTTCAAAGTTCTTATATTGGTTTTCTGTCATTGTTAATCCTGTAGTAACACTTCTAACTGTGGCTGAAGATACAGAAGTTATAGGAACAATAGCTCCACCATTTTCTGTAAGTCTTTCCATTGATAAATCAGAAGCAGCTAAGTTTACTGCTGTTCTTAATCCTGTTTCAGTTGTTTTTCCATACCATTGGTCTGCTAGAATATCGTAGTAAGATAGTGAGAAGAAAGGTGCTGATGTAGTACCTTGTGTAATATTCCAAATACCACCAGACATTATCATAAATGTTGATGTTGCATCTGGATTAATAGTCCAAGGAGCATCTACTGTTGCTATATGACTTTCAATAACGAATTGAGTTGATACTGCAACTGAAATGTTCATTAATGGATTAGCCCAAGGATTTACTATTAAATAGTTAGGGTCAGACCAAACTACCGAGTTTACTGTATTATATAAAATTGGTCTTAATTGTGTTCTACCTGTACCATAAGTTGCTCTAAATTGGTAGTTTCTCCATTCATTAGGTTTCCATTGTTTAAGTCCTGCTCCTGTGTTAGCATCAATAATAGATTGAGTACCTGATGTAGTAACAGTTCCTCTTTCAGCAATAATTGGGTCTCCAATACTTAAAATAGTTCTTTCTTGTCCTGCTCCAGTTCCATTTGTAATTCTAATCTTATATCCTTTTAGAATATCTCCTGAAAGACCAGCTAATTGAATAGTATTATTTCCAGGTCCAGGTCCTATTGCTTGTCCAGCATGTCCAACAGAATTAGATAGAACATTGTTGTTCATTATTGTTGGAGTTGAGAATACTGTCATGTTTGTTAACTGATTCCATGAATCTGTAACTGTATCATAACGATAAAGAGAACCTGATACTTGGTAGTATAGGTATCTATTTCCAAGACTATTTCCTGTAGTCATTGAAGATACTGCTGTAGGAATTGCTGGTGCAAATCTACACCATTCCCAAACTGGTAAATCTACTTGTTTTTTTAAATTATTTGTAACTGGCATATTATGTAAAAGCTAACTTGTTGCGGATTCCTGCATCGTAGACCATACGAGCATTGTCCATTATTTGATAACGTTGGTCAACTGGTCCAATCCATACTTGTTGCCAGTTCATAGTACCTGCTTGTTGTGCTGGTGCTGCTCCTGTAACCATGTTTGGTGTTGGAACTCCTGCTCCTGAAGATAAACCTGCAAGAGCAACTCCTGTAGCAACTGTACCAACCGTTACAGAATCAAGAGTTATTTTTTGTCTATTGTTTATATCAACTACTGCGTTAGATTCAAGTAATTTAACTATTCTACGAAGTTGAAGTAATGATTCATTTTGTATTTCTGCATTTGTATTAATACTTTCTTCTGTTGCTGGATTTATTTCATCTCCATGAACATTTTGTAAGTTAACACTCTTAACAAAACCACCTCCACGTATAATACTTTGTGCTTCCTTTTCTGTAACAATCTTACCATTTTCATCTACTTGAACAACATAAATTGGGTCATCTTTTGTTCCACGTGATAAAACTTTAGTAAAACCATCCTTAATTAAAGTAAAAATGTTTGTTAAGGGTTTTATTACTACATCAAAAGATATTTTTGGAAACTTAAATTCTGGTATCTTTACTTCTGGGATTTTAATATCATCAACTGATGTCTTTATATTGTGTAATGATTGAACTATGTTATCATTACTATTTTTTGTAGAATCTATTAACTCGTCAAACTTCATAGATGATTCTATTGTTTTTCTAGTTAATTCAGCTTCCTTAGAATTAGATTCTATTATAGGAGTTAAATCAGTTTCCTTTTGTTCTGGTATTTCTACTGTAGGACTAGGAATTGATTTGATGGCTTCAACTACACTATTATAACCATCTTTATGCATTTGAAACTTTTGTCTCTCCATTTTTAAATCTTTATTTTCCATAATATGTATTATATCACAAATTTGACAATATGTCAAGTATTATCTTCCTGTTATTAAATCTAATGGTGTTTTATAAGTACCTTCTGTTTTAGAAGTTGGTTGAGTAACTGAACCTCCTAGAAATTCTATAAATGATGATAGAGCAATAACTCCAGCTTCAAAGTCTTTTTGGTAGTCCTTTATTGGGTTATCTAATGTAATAGGAGCAAATAGACTTTCAGCTACAGAAGCAACTGTTGGTTTATTTCCAGAATAATCTCTTTGTTCTAGTATATCACGACCTACGCCTGGGACAGGAGCAAGTTTACCTTTCATGAAATCAATAATAACATTCCAAGCGGTATCTTTATATCCAGGATTTTCTATTTTATCTTTAACTCTTACAATAACAGAAAAGTAAGAACCAAGTGAACCTGTAAGGTCTACCCATTTTGTTGTTCCTGGGATTCTAGCTTTTCCAAATGTTGATTCTTTTGGATTCCATCCTACGTCAGTAAATGTTCCTATTGCTGTCATTACACCTCCAATAAGAGCAAGATGTCTAGCTGCTTGTGTTCTAGCAATTTTACCTGCTTCACCAGTCATAGTAAAAGCATGTCTAAATGTATTTATATTAGCTGTTTGGTATCTAGCAGAGAAGAGTATTTTGTTTAAGAATCCAGCAGAAGCTTCCATTGAACCAAGTCCACCTCTACCTGTTGTAGAGTTAGCAACCTTAGCAAATTGTTTCATCATATCTGCATCAGGCATTGCACCTTGATTTGCTTCTTTAAATATATTTACATATTTTTCAAATAAGTCCATACGTGAACCTTGTGAGAACATTGTGAATGCTTCATCAGATGCTTTAAATAGATTTCCTAGTCCAGGAACCTTATCAACAATATTTGTTGGGAAGAAGTCTTCAACTACACCAATAGCTAGTTTTGCTTTAACAGCAGCTTGGTATAAATCTCTTGTAACTAAATCAGCCTTAAATGCTGTAGACATTTCTTCCATAGCATCTTTGGATAATACATTACCCCACATTTTCCAAGTATTACCAGCTTGTTTAGCAAATGTCTTTGGGTCAGCAGATAATACCTTTAATCCTTGTCTAAATAGTACGGAGTTATCGAGAGATGCTTTAATTGATTTAAGAGCTGGTGAAAGAACAACATTACCAATTTCATTGATTACTTGTCCTACCATTCCAAACCATTCTTTATCTTTAGCTTTACCAGCAATTCTTTGTCCAGCAAGTTTAAGTTCACCTCCTATTGATTGAGATACTTGTTTTAAGTCTCCTACAAGATTAGAAAGTTCTACAACTTTTTTACCCCAAGCGAGTTTAGCTTCGGAGCCGTCTACTGTACCTTCGGCATCTTTCTTAAATACGTCAATTTCATTACGAATATCAAACATCTTTTTAACTTTATCATCTGGAATTTCTAAGTCATATTTTCTATCAAGTGTATCCTTAACTAGGGCTAGAAGTTCTTCATCTTTAATTATTCCATTCTTTTCGGCAACTCTAGCTTGAAAGTTTTCTTTCATCTTTAATTTCTTTTCAATAGAAACTCCATCAATATCATTTATGAATTTTTCAAAAGCACGTTCTTGGTTTTTAAGTAAAAGAGTTCTTTCATAAAGTACACTTATATTCTTACCAGCATCATCACCAAGAACTTCCGATAACGCTTGAGTACGTTCTTCAGAGGTCATCTTTGTTATATTAAGTTTTTTAACTTGTTCTACTAATTCTGGAGGTATACAAGTTGATGTTATTCTTACCATTTTATTTACAAATTAACTTATTACTAATTATATCTTCGACTTCTTGTACTGTAGGAATTTGTTTTTTCATTTCTTCAATTCTATTTGATATTTTATCGAACCAAGACTTAGCTTCAGCTTCATATCTATTATCTGAAATACCAATAGCTTTTGCTCTAACTTTTTTAATTTCAATTAAATCATCAACAAGACTTTCTCCTTGTGCCAATTTGTTTGCAACTAATTCTTGTCCAGACTTTGAACGAACTGGAGAGTTAGCTAACATTTGTGATAGGTTAATATCATTTGTTTCTTTTGCTATATTCTTTAAAGTAGAATAGTAAGCTGTTTTAGGTATTGTATTTTGTATTGTCTTTTCTCCACCTAGACCAACATTTTTAAGTTCGTCTATCGGTAGAGAACGTAAATCCTGGGACCATTGTTTAAATGTTCCTTCATCAAATCCTTCAATATTATTTGCCATTTCTTCTACATCTTTTGCAAGTGTTGTAGGAGGAACTTCTACTTTTGGTATAGATGATTGTACTTGTTCTACTGGATTAACTTTAGATGTTTTTATAGGTTTATCTTCACTTAAAAGTGCTTTTATTTTCTTTGAAGGTTTACCTGTGTATTCAGAAGTAACGTCTACAAATTTAGGAGTTATTCCTTGTTCTGTAGCCGCTTGAAGTGTATGTCTTCCATCTTCGATAACAACTTTTCCATCAACTTCACGAAGTCTAACTTCTCTATTTGCAATTTCACCTGGATTTTCTTTTAAGTAATTAACTGTACCTTCCTTAATACCAGTTGTTGATTTAGACAATGCATTTTCAGCAATCTTATCTACTTTTGCAACTATAGGAGAAACAGGTTTTGGTATTTCTGGTGCTATTCTTGAAACTCTATCTTCAGCAATTCCCATTGAGAATTTTTGTCCTGTAGGAAGTTCAGAATAGGCAATCTTATTACCAGCTTCTTTACCTACTGTCATTTCACCTGTTGATGGTTGTATCCATTTTCCATCAGAAGAAACGAATCCTTTATTTGTTAGAACACTTTCTTGTCCATATTTAGTACCTAATGCCATAGCATCTTTTTCTGGTAGATTTTTAACGAAATAAGATACACCTTGTTCTGTACCATCATATTTAGATGAAGGTAATTCTACAACATTTTTCTTTCCATATTTAGTAACAAGTTCATTGTATAATTCTTTATTTGCTTTAACATTATCAGGATGCATAAATGCTTGTGGAAATTCTTTTGATGTAACAGCTTCACGTGTACCAGTAACAATACCCCAAGATTTATCCTTGAGTAAGTTATTAATATTCTTATCTTTAAGTATTTCAGGAAGTCTACGCCCAAATAATTTATTTAAACCAAATCCTGCAACTGGTGTAATAGCTGTTGAAAGTGCTGTATCTATAAATGTTTGTTTAAGAGATATTGGTATTCCATTATCTGCCCAATTTTGTGATTGAGTTCCTAGTGAGTAAGCAAGTCCTTGAGTAGCACCTTCTTTAACTAAATTAAGACCTTCTGTTTTAATAAAGTTCTTTAATGGTTGTGCAAATACATTTTTAACTACTCCTTTAGCAGCTCCTCCAGCTCCTAAATAAGAAGCAATTTCTGCTCCTGTCCCTGCAGATTTAGCAATAACTTTTAGGTTATTCTTTTCCCAGGGTGCCTTAGTTAAATCTACTTTTCCAAGACCTTCTACTTTACCTAAATAGTTATTAGATAATGGTGATTCAGTTGCACCTCCACCAAGTTCTTGTCCAACTTTAAATATGTTTGTTGCAATATTAGCAAATGGTTTTATAGCACCACGAATAATACTACCTGCAACAGTAGGTTCTGCTCTATCATCTCTAACGGATACAGGCAAACCTTTACTTATTAAATCTTGCTTTTGTATATTTACTTTTTCTGGAAGTGTTTGTTCTAGTGAACCTGTTTGCCATGAAAACTTTTTAGAAGATGAGTTTGTTTCATTTGTTTTATTTTGCCATGAAAAAGACATTTTATTATTTTGGTACACTTATGTAAGGTCTAAGTGTGTTATAAATATTATTAGGCATACCACTATTCTTAGCAATTTGTTCTAGTGAGAAACCTTTTTGTAATTGATTCATTATTTCTTGAATATCTGAATCTTGCATTCCTGTAGCATCTTCAATCTTTTTAACTATCTTAGAATCTTTACCAATGTTAAATGTTTCACCTTTGTAAGCTGGTTTAGGTTCTGGAAGTTTAGTTCCAAAAGATTTAATGTTATCTGCGTTCTTTTGAGTAGCTGCAACTTTACCTTGTGAGTTAATCATTGTCTTAGCAATATCAAATGGAACGTTCTTGTCAACCATAAGGTCGAGTAACATTGCATTGTAATCACCAGTAATCTTTTCTTGTTTTGCTTTAGCCTTTTCGTTTTCTGTCTTAATAGAATCTTGGAATTTAGAAACGTAATCTAGTCCCTTCATCTTTGTATCAAATCTTAGTTTCATAACATCTAGAGCTACTTCTCTTTCACTCTTAGATAGGTCAGAATTAATATCAATTATCTTTGAATCCATTTCTGAATCAAGATTATTTAATTTTTCTGCCATATCAATTTCATTTTCACGGATTGTAAAGTCATAACTATTTTTTGTAGTTAATCTTAGTTGTTGATATTTTTGTTCTAGAGTTTCAAGACCTGTTTGAGTTGCTCCGTCTGTTCTTAATGCACCAATCTTAGCAAGAAATTCTGTAAGATTTGTTTTAGCTTTAATACGATTAATTTCAATTTCAGCATCATCTGATTGTTGTTGAGCTTTAAGTTTATCAATAGCAAGAGTTGCTCTATCACGAACTGTAGTTTCTTCTTTAAGTTCTTTTTCTGTAATAACATCAATCTTTACTTTAGATTCAACTTTATCTTTTTCAGATTTCGTAAGAATTGTTTTTTCGTATTCAGTTGCAGAATTAGCTACTGATAACATTTGAGCTTCTTTCACTGCTTTTTCAGCCGCAAGAGATGTAGGTGCTTGTCCAAGTTTTGTTAGATATTCTGGAGTTGTTTGTGCTGGTACAACACCATTTGTAACTGGCTTAACCTTTGAAATAATATCTTCTGCTTTTACTCCTTGAGGAAGAGATTTAATTCCTTCTGGAGTTTTATAAAAGGCTACAGCTTGTTCAGGTGTAGTAAATTGTGAAGCTACATTTGTAGCATAATTAACTGTCTTTGTATTTTGAAATTCTCCCTTTGAACCAGCAGACATCCAAGCTGTGCTTCCTCCATTTAAGTCATTCTTTAATCCTGTATTAAGATTATTAATATTATTTAGGATTACTGCGTTTGATGCAGATGATGGAGATGCTTCAGACATTAAAGCCGCATTAGGGTCTAATATTGGATTATCTGTTCCTGTTGTGTCAGTCTTTGTACCACCTGTATCAACTACAGGGTCAACTACTGGGTCTGGATTTGTATTTAAGTTGCCTTCACCTGTTATGTCTGGATTGATTCCATTAGTTTCAAGTAATTGTATTGTTTGTGAATTTGCTACGTAAGGTTCAACAGCAGAAGTTGTATTTGCTTTCATTCCGATTGCTTTCTTAACATCTTTAACGGCTTGTCCTGCAAAAGTACTTGGTGTCATTCCACCACTTAGAAGTAAATCAAGATTTGTTACAGGTTTTTCATTAACTTGTTTAGCCATGAATGTATCAAGGGAACCTGGAATAAGAGTAGCATCTAATGCACTTGCACCTAATGCTTTTTTATTAACAGTACCTAATGCATCTTTTACTGGTTTAGCAACAAAAGAATTAAATCCTGTTTTTAGATTATTAAAGAATCCACCAGCAAAAGGATTACCAAATAGAGGTGCCTTTGTTGATGAAGATGCATAACTTGTTCCTTGAGTTTGTTTTATTGGAATTGCTGGAGATGATTGTTTTGGTGTTGCTGTTGTACTCTTTGGTGTTGATGAACCAGAAGATGTTCCATATTTATCCATAGCCGCTTGAGTTTTTGGTCCCATGATTCCATCAACAACAAGATTAGCTCCTGCATTATTTAAAGCAATTTGTTGTGCTTTGATTTGTGCAGAACTAGAAGAAGAACCTCCACCTGATGATGAACCAGAAGAAGATGACTTTGAACTAGATGAACTAGAACTTGAAGAAGAACCTCCTGATGAAGATTTTCCTGGAATGTTTAAACTTTGTCCGACACTTATTTTATTGACATTAGCAATATTATTTGCACTAGCAATAGCACTTACGGTAGTTCCGTTAGCTTTAGCGATTGCACTTAATGTATCCCCTGATTTTACTTTGATAGTTGCCATATTATTTGTATTATAACATATTTAATGCTATTTGTCAATGTTAATTGATTGATATTATTGAGCCAGGTGTGTAGGTCTTCTTGTCTTCCTTTTCTCCAGCTACCGCAAATTGAAGAACTGTAAAGGTTTCATCAACTGCATTATTTGATAATTGTATTGTTAATGATTGGGCTTTTGATAGAAATGAAACACGTCTTTTAACCATCGGTCCTGAAGCAAGGGAACTAAATGCTATGTCTGCACCGTAAACTGTTCCAATACTATTTGTTGCGTAAGCACGAACGTGGTAAGCTGTGTTTGCTATTAATCCCGCTACTAGAGTACTATATGCACCTATACCACCAGTAACAATAACTTTGTTATTTGTTATTGTTGGATTAAGTGATGTACCCCATACAAATCCCATTTCACCTGTTTCACCTCCATCGTCTGTTAGATTTCCTTTTCCTACGAATGATGATTGAGAGATACTATTTACTCCATCTGTTGTAACAGTAGGTGCAACAGCTATTGTTTTAAATCCTACTGTTGAACCATATTGTGTTCCATATTGGTTTGTTGCAAAAGCAACTACACGATAGTTTGTTGTACGTGTTAAACCTGTAATATTTTTAGTAAATGCTCCTGTAGAGAAATTACCACCATCTGTTAAATTAATTGGTGCTACTGAAGATGATGATGCTGTAAATCCATCAAAGTAAACTGTACATGATGAAGATGATGTCATTCTACCACGTATATACAATTTAGTCATATCAGAACTACATAACATTGTAACAGTTAAATATTGCCAAGTTGAATTTCCTGTATGTGGTGTTGAACTAAATTCTGCATAACTAGAACCGTTATAATCAATTATATTAACGTGTCCTTTTCCTGCTTGTGAAGACCATACCCATGCACCTATTGTTATATATTTATCTCTATAAGCTGTGGTGTCTAATGAATATTCAAAATAAGCTTCTGTACCTGATGTCCAAACAAGTTTACCTGATTGTGTTCCATATTTTGCTTGGTCGGTAGATGCTGTGATAGTACCAAGACCTGTAGTCCATTGTAATGTTGCATTTGAAAATGATGGATTTGGAATTGGAACAAAGGTTATATCTCCACTAGATGCAGGAATATAAGCAACACCCATTTCGTAAGCATTTTCACTTCCTATGTCTGTTATGTTTCCATTTCCAACTGCTGTAGTTGCTGCGATTGAAGTAACGTCTTGTGTTGTAACGATAGGGGGTAGAACGACTGTAAGTGTTCCACTTGTTGTCATTTCAAGAATTGTGTTTGCTCCTGAAATTATTCTATTATAAGTTCCTGAATAAGTACAGTAACCAAAGTTAGCTGTAACATAAGAAATAACAACAGCTCCATTATAACCAACTGTTGCAGTTCCTCCTGACGAACCTCCTGCACCTGTACCAGACCATCCATTTGCTGATACTCCATAGTTCGAGTTATATCCTCCTCCTGCAATCCATAATACACCTGAAATATTTTGTCCAAGTGTTGAATCTTCCATTGGGTTAACAATACCAATACCTCCATTACGTGAATCTGAAGCAGGTACTCCACCTGCACCTCCTCCACCTCCTCCATCTGTACCAGAAAAAGAACCGTGAGTTGTACGTCTACCTGCACCTCCATCATAACCTTGTCCTACAGTTCCATAACCTCCACGTACACCTGGATTTCCACCTTGTCCTCCACCTCCTGAACCTCCATCTATACCTGTTCCATCTCCATTTTGTCCTCCTCCACCTCCAATAGCTGTTAGAGAAGAAAATACAGAGTTTTGTCCTGAAGTAGAATATGTACCTCCATTACCAACTGTAACTGAATATGTACCTGCTGTAATTGTAAATGATGCATTATAAATAACACCTCCTGCACCTCCTGATGGTCCAGTAAATCCGTGAGAGTTCGCTGTAGAACCTCCTCCTCCTCCCGCTATAACTAATGCTTTAAGTACTGCCATATTATGATTGTCCTATAACAAATTCTTTAGTTTGACTTGTTCTTAGGTCTGATTTATCCTGATAAATTGTAACCCTAATATGACCTACTAGGTTTTGTAACATTAAATCTACATATCTATAAATATTAAATAAGTTGAAATCTTTGTCTTCTATTTTCTTAAATGTAACTATTCCATTTACGGCTCCTCCGTTATCATTCAATAAAGTATTATCCCATTTAAGTACAACGTAAGGTGTTGCATTCTTAATTGAATACATAATTATTCCTACAGAATAGAATTGAGAAACTCTACCCTTATCTCTTCCTGAATATTTTGTCCATGCATTAGAGTACATTGTGTGGCAAACGAAAGTTACTTCATTTACTAATGGAGTTGATGGTGTTACGGATACTGCTAAATAGAATCTACGATTACAGTACCAAACATTTACGTAAGGATAGTTTGCTTCTGGAACTAAATAAAGAGTTTCTTTAATAGGTTCTGAAATAACTGAAGTATTAACTCCAAGTACTCCTGTTTGTTGGTCCTTAAATCCGAAAGCACGAACTTCTCTTCCTGTAAAGAACCAGATGTCATTTTCAACCCAAGTAATAGCATTTCTTGAACATGCTCCATAATTACCTGATTGAAGTTCTTGTTTATTATAATAAGTTCCAGATGTATCTTGTACACGTGTAACTTTCCAAATTGATTTCTTTTTAAATACGATTAAGAATCCATAATAGTTTTTAAGTCCTGTTATTTCATCTGTTCCTAGTGGTTTAAATACGTCTGTACCTGTGAATGTTGATAGATTACCAGAGTTTGAGTAGTATACTGAACGAGGTTCGGCTGTAACCCCCGCTACATATAATTTGTCTTCGAATATTTCTAGAATATTTCCTTTAGGCATACTTGTCTTATCAACGAAGTTTGTACCATCAAAAGTGAAAGCTCCATCTGTTGTGTTTGAACCATAAAGAATATCTCCAGCAGAATCTACAATCCATCCAAATCTAATTCCATCTGTAAATATTTTTTGTACTGTATGAGTTCCTGATTGAGTACCAGAAGTTGCTACGGCACCTCCTCCTAGTGTTGTTGAAAATTGAAAGGCATCTGCGGTAAGTCCTGTAGCAATAACATAGTAAGTTGTACCTGCTGTTATTCCTGTTGGTAAGGCACCTGTTGTTGAAAAAACTATTTTACTATTTACTCCAAATCCATGACCTGTTTTTGTAACTACTCCTGGAGTTGCGATTGTTATTGTAGATGTTCCACCCCAAACCATGTCTGTCCATAATCCTGAACCTGTACTATAAACTTGAAGTTTAGTTCCTTTAGCTCTAATCATATAAGATGTCCCATTCTTTTTGTCGAATTGAAACATTGAGTGTATTTCTGTAGTTTCAGTAGCACCAAATAAAGAAAAACCAGTATCTTTTGATAGATACCCATTTTCCACGAAGTTCATATTTATAGGAACACTTCTTCCACGTGAATCATCAATATCAATGGCTTCTACCATTGAGTCTTGAATTATTGAAAATTTTGTTTTTTTTAATGGCATATTTATATTAACTTTACATAATTAAACATTACTCCACCACGTTGATTACCTTCTTCGTAGTTGCTTTGAATAGATGTTTTCTTTGTAATCATTACTTCATATTTTGAATCATAAAGAGAAGCTAATTCTTGGTCTTGTAGGTCTTCAAAAGCCCTAGCAAGAATACCATAAACTATTGCTTCATGGAAGTATTCATTTATTGATGGATTACTACCAGCAGTAAGAGTAGCAAATACTGGATAGTATTTTATATCTAGAGTTGAAGTTGCAACTGGATATACTTTAATATTATCTCCTTCAACGGTAATCATATTATTCAAAACTTTATTATCAAAATCTTCTATTGATACTTCTTCGAATATATTTCCATTACTTTGTGCAGAACCATATAGTGTTCCAAATAATGTTGGAGTTGGTGCAACACCATTAGTGAAAGTTAATGTTGCTGAAAGTATTTTATCATTTGTAAATACTCTTTTAATTAAATCAGAGTATGCGAGATTAGCGTAAATAAGAATAGTATCATCAGAAACAATTTCACTTGTTGATTCAAGTAATTTAATTCTAGCTAAGTTTAAAATTTGTATTGTTGTTAATGCTGCCATTTTATTTTATACTAATTAATTAATAATCCTATTCCTACCCACCTCCTAAGAGATGAGTAGAGTAGAACTATTGGGTTATTAAGCCAATGTTGCACGTAGAACAGCACCGTAACCACGATTTCCTTCGAAAATCTTCTTTCCCCATACAAGGAGTCCCTTACATGTTGAAACGAAAGATGTTGGGTCTGCTTCAGAAGGTATAACAGAAACTTTGTTGATTTGCATTGCGAATGAACAGTATTCCTTTGTACCTGCCATGAACCAGTAACCAGTTGAGTTATCTCCAGGAATAAGTTCACTTCTGTAAACTTCAAATCCTGCGATTGTACCAACTTTACCACCTATAACTGCATTTGTGTAAGAATCGCCTACTGCAGGAATAAATTCTGGAGCTTGTAATAGTAAACCTTCGAATTGAGAGTTAACTACTAGGAAACGACCTGCGAATGGTGTAAGAGACTTACCTAGAGCTGTACGAAGTGAAACAATGTATGAGTATACATTTGACTTTGTAAGACCTAGAGCAACCGCACCTGCAATAGAGTAAGTAGCACCTGCACCGATAGTACCTCCAGTATAAGCAACTCCATCAAGGTCTTTGATAGTGATACTTGTTCCAGATGTATAAGCAGTAACTAGGTAAGATTTTGTCAAACCTACTGCTGTGAATATTCCACCAACCATTGAAGCTGTGAAAGTAGTACCTGAACCTGTAACTACACCAGTAGTAACTGCAACTGCGACTGTACCTGTAGCGTAAGCTGTACCAATCATGTTTGCTGCGTTAACTCCTTTTGTCATGTAAGTTAGAAGTTGTGTATCAAGGTATTCAGAGATTACTCCCTTTGAACTTTGAGCATATTCGTTAATTGCACTTATATCGTTTTGAATCTTATCTACATCGTCAACTCCGAAGTCGAAGTATTTCATTGTATCAATTATCAAGTCTTCATAAGTAGGAACAAGGTCTTGCTTAACTAGAGTCATACCTTTAGTATAATCGTTAAGTGTTACCTTACCTGCTGTACGAACACGTACACGGTCTCCACTTTCTTTAATAGTACCTTCGTACTTTGTGTTTGTAATCTTTGTATAAATAGTCTCATTATATAGAATTTCTATAAGTTTAAGAGAATATTTTATGGGCGTAAAAGCCGCTAAATTGTTTGCCATATTGTTAAATTAAATTAAATAATCTTATTAATGACATAGACAATCTTGCTTTAGATTTTACCAGATTCCATATCGGCATTGAACTCTTTTGATAGCGAGAAGAATTTTTGAGGTTCCTCTTGTTGCATACGTGTCCAATCTTCTAGAGAACGATTAACTTTGGTTTCTTTAGGACCAGCAGTATTACGTTCAATTTCTATACGAGTATTTTTATCTGCTTCATCTTTAGCACCTATTTCCATTGAAGAATCAAATAGATGTATTTTAGCAACATCAACTAGGATGTTATCAATATTTTCTGGAACATTGTTCACATCAAAATATTTTGTTCTAAATTCATCTTTAGATTCAGCCAATTTAGGATATTTTTGAATAGCGTTATTTAATGCAGCTTCCCACTTTTGGGTATTCCATTGTTTTCTTGCGAAAGCAATAGCAGGGTCTTTGTTAATCTCCTGTGTGGCTTTATTTACTACACCTTTAGTGTAATTCATAAAGTTTTCTTTAGCTTCATCATCTAAATTTTCAAATCCTGGAAAAGGATTATCTATGTTTTGTCCAAATTGATTTGAACCTTGCCCTTGTGTAAGTGATTCATTCTCGATTCTTAATCTTTCGATTTCAGAATCTTTCTCCTTTTGTACATCTAGGAGACGTAGAGCTTCCTTAGAAGACTCTTTGAACTTTACTTCGTAATCAATAGCTGGGACTATAGCTACTTCTGGGATTATAGGATTCCCCTCTCCTTGCGTTCCGTTTAAAACGGAGTTTGCTTCTTCTTGTGTCATAATGTTTGTGCCGTCTCTTTAGAGGTTTGGCATATTATATTATTAATAGCTTTTTTGTAGGTACCATAACCCATTAGAAACTTAAACCATTAACACTTCTTTCCTCCTTTCTTTTTTTTCATAATTAATCCATTAATTGCTGAATTGATTTTACAGCTACTTGCTGTGCAACCTTTGGGCTATTAATAAAGTTTAATATTTTTTTAATGAATTTGATTTCAACCTGTCTAAAAGTAATAACATTACTATCTAGACCTTCTTCACAAATTCTTGAAGTAGCTATATCATATTCTGCATTTAACCAATCTTCTACTTCTTTATCGGTTAATTTTCTACCACTTAATGCTTCTTCCCATTCACGGAATGTTTTTTTTTCTTCTTCGTTTAAGTCAGAGAATGAAGTCAGTCCTAATTTTTTTAAATATTTTTGTAACATATTACATATTTTGAGGTAGTGCATTTGTATTTGCTACACTATCTTGTGGATTATTAACTTTACTTGGTGGTTGTTGTTGTGTGTTTAAAGGTGCTTGTGGATTCTCTAAAGCCATAACTGATGCAATTTCTTCATCTGTCCAATCCATTAATTCTAATTCTTTCTTCTTTGCAATCATTATTGCTACTGGATTATTCATGAAAGAATTTTTAATGTATTGAATCTTCTTTAGGTCAAAGTCATCTGCTGCACTTGCTTCTGATTCTACTTCAACTTTAACTTCGTATCCTTGAGGAGTTAAGAAATCATTTGTGAATACATCTTTAGCATTATAGTTTCCATCTGAACTCTTTTTGAATAGAGTTACAACACCTGTTTTATTATTTTTTAGAAGGTCATAAAATAGACATCCAAGTTCTTTCCAAGCTTTACGATAATTTTTTGATACAACACTATTTCTTTGTGCTGATTTTTGTAGGGATAATTGAACTTGTCCTAGTGTTTGTTCTCCTGGTTGTTTTTCACCTCTTTCTTCGGCTGTTTGAGCAACTGAAGATTGAGCTAAATTCTTAAGGAAACTCATTTGATTTAGTGTATCTCCAAGTGGATTTATTTCCATTTGTTTAACTATATCAGAAGGATTACCTGGAACACCAAACATTCCGAATGGTTTAGCATCAAATGCTCTAGGTTGGAATGTTCCATTCATTGTATTGAAGAAATACATTCCGAAGTTACGATATGTTCTATTCTCAAGGTCTTGAGAAAAGTACATATTAATAACTTTATTTATTGTTCTAACATTATCTGCAATACCATCACTCCAGAAATCTACTGCATCTGGGTCTGAAGCCCAAGTTACTATAGGAATCTTAGAAATTCCAATAGCTTCTTTCAAAGGCATATCCAATAGAAGAATAGAATCAGTAGCGTATGTTCTAATATGACGAATAAATTTCTTTACATCATCATGCCAAACCATTTCGTATGATTCGTTTATTTCTACCATTATATCTGCAGATTGGTATTCATCAAAATTTGATACACCAAGATTTTCTAATCTTTCTTTACGTAGTAAATATGATTGTTCATCTGTTGCAGCTTTTAATAATCCAGCTTTTGAATCTAGATAAATCTTTAAATCTTTTTTAGCATCTGCTTTATATTTTGGATTTGCTAATATTTCACGAAGAGAACGATAGATATGTGTTTGTTTAATATAAGTAGCTGTCTCAATGTCTAGTGGATTTACACGTGGGTCAATTTCAATATCATAAGGGTCAATCAAGTCTATAAATATTTGACCACCTGATATACCAATCTTTTTAAATCCTCTACCTTGTAATCCTACTATTTTTTTTTCGGCATTATCAAGAATATCAAGTTTTAATTTATCGTAGTAATAATCCCATAGTTCATTCATTACTATTTCTGCATCTTTGTCTTTGTTTGCTTTATCACGTGTTTCGAACTTAAGTTTTGGAGCTTCATCAATCTTAGATAACCAAGTTTGAATTGTTTCACGAATAACAGGAATATTAACAGGTTGACGTTGTGTCAATCTGTTTGTGTTTACCTTATCTCTATATAAAGAGTAGGATTCATTCCATTGTTGGAATCTACGTTCCTTAAATTTGATGGAATCTTCCTTATCTTTAATATGTTGAGCTACGATTTGTTCTTTATCCATTATTTAGTTAATTAAAAAATTAATTTGTACACCCATTATACCACAAAATAAAATATTTGTCAAGTTTTACATCCCCATCTCTGGATACATGTCATCAACACCTCCACAAACTGATTGATTTGAGAATTGATTTACTCTAATTGGTTGTTGTGGAATTTGCCAAACAGCTAAAGCTAGAGACATAATTCTATCGTCATGTTTACCATCAGGAACCTGAATAGAAGTAGTACCATTATCATTTAAACTATATGACATAGACTTAAGTTCTGTTATGAGTACGTCATCATTTGGTATTTTAATCTTATCTTGTTCTAAGAGTATTTGTAAATTATGTAATATGTCAGTTCTAGATACTTTATTGAATCTGAAAGGAGTTATGTTCATTCCTCTTGCATATAAGTCATCGAATATAGGTTCACCAACTCCAGTAGAGTCAATCATTATCATTCCTTTGTTGTGTTTTAGATATACGTTCTCAATTCTAGCCTTTTGTAGATTATAATCCATTTGATTAAATGAATCTTGCTTTAAAAGGTGGAAATCATTAAGATTAAAAGGAGAAATAACAGTAAAGTCATTATATTTAGCCAAGTCAACTCCAATTTGATACATTGCAAGTTCTTTTGGTGTATATTCTTCCATTTTATAGGTATTTTCGTCAATTCTCTTGAAGAATCCAAGTCCGTTATCTAGGAAAGTACAGTAATATTCTTGTTTAAATAGGTCAGATGGCATCTCTTTTCTAGCATCTTCTAGTTGTTCTGGTGATAATGCTTTTGTTTTATCAACAGTAAGTACTTCACAGAACCATTTAGGGTCATGTTCAATAGTTTTCATTAGGTCCCATGCATGATTGATTCCACGGGGAGTCATAATGAAGATAGCCCATCCTCCGTTTTCACGTAGAATAGGTGAGATGAAGTTCCATACGTCAGGCTTCATCAAGGAATATTCAGAGAAGACTACTCCGATAGGGTTTGTTCCAACGATACGGTCAATGTTATCTGCTCCAACCATCTGTAAAATAGAACCGTTAATAAGTTCTATAATCATATCTGATTGGTTGATTGATTTTACTATTTCTTTAGGAAAGTGGTCTAGGAATTTGAATCCATCTTTATCGGCACCTGTCCAGATAACCTTTTTAGCCTGGGCGTAGGTTGGTAGGAAGTAGTAATAGGTTCCTTTACGTTCCATCATCTTTTTAGGAAGATTAGCGAAGATTGTTTTATCTTTTCCAGAACGTCTATGAGCAACCCAATAGAGTCTATCAATACCTGAATCCCAAGCTTTGAGAATAGGTATTTGATAAGCACGTGGTTTAAAATGATACGGTAGAGTTATTTCCATTATTTTTCTATAATTACAGCATCTAATATTTTATCTTCTAGGACCTTTATTGTTTCATCAATAACTCTTGATTCTACTTCTAGTGGAACATCAGCATAATTAACAGAGTTTATTTTAATCTCTCCTTGCATAGTACCTTTAACTTCAGTCTTACTTGAATATCCTTCATCCTTTCCTAAAGTAGTCATAATAGTCTTAGAAGCTGATTCAACTAATCTAGCTGCATCAATATCTATAACTTCTACTTCAGTCATTTTAGGAGTACCATCTTCATTCTTACCAGTTTCGATAAGTTTCATTTGGGACCAAGGAATATTTAAAATACGATTATAATTACGTTCAGCATTAGACATCATTGTGGAACGTCTAAGTTTATCTTTCTTTTCTTTGAACCATTTTTGATTACCAATATTTACTGCAGTATTTTCAGCAAAACCAGCCTTAAGAGCAGCACCCTTTGCATTAGGATTACCACTTCTCCAGGACTTAATATATAAGTCCCAACATAGTTGTCTACGTGAGTAGTCTTGATTCTTATTTCTTTCTGATGGATGAATAACTACATTACCAACTTTTGATATATAAACTTCTTCTTCACTTCCATCATCAAGAGTTATTATTCTAGTTTCACCATGTTCTAATGGTTCTACTAATTCAATTTTCTTTGGTATTTCAGCCATCTTATTTTGCTTTTTCTTCTACTAGATTCTTCTTAACAGTATCCTTACTTGGTTTAAGTTTAGATGCTTCTTTAATAATTTCTATAATATGCTTTTGGAAAGTAGGAACATTTTCTAATGGAATATTAGCTTCAACTAAGCGACCATCATACATCATAGATATAGACAACATGGCAATCATCTTACCTGTTTCCTCTGCTTCTGCATCCTTAACTACTAAACCGACTACTGGAACCTTGTTTTTAAATTCTTCTCCTATAGAGAAATGCTTTATTAATTTTTTCATATCCTATATTATAGCATATATTGTATCATTTGTCAAGTTTATACAGTTTATCCACAGGTTTATCCACTTGACATTATGCCTAAATTATGCTATAATGGGTATAGTAAAAAATTAGTTAATAAAGAAAATTTAATACAGAGTGTTAAGCAT